ATGATGAGATTAGATGGTTGCCATCCGGTGAAGGGATGGCAACCAACGGTCAGAGAATTGATTTCCGATTCGTGGGAAGTTATGGAATAAATTAAGCAAGAAAAGGAAGCAGGTAAGAGATGAAAATTAAGAGGAAAAGAGAAATGACAAGGCAGGAGTACCGGGAAAGTCTTGAAAGAATAGGAAAGCTTGGAACTCCGGAAGAAGCGAGAGCATTTCACAGGGAAATGCGGAAGTACAAGAATGGACCAAGACTTCCGCTGTTTATGAGATATCCGGATTTTCCAATGCAAATAAGTATTGTCGCACTTGTGATAGCGATACTTGAACTAATGTATGTTGCGATTACTGTCATATTTTAATTAACAACGCAATGATAGAAACAATGAGCGAATCAAAGTATAGGAGTGAAACGTAGATAAAGTCAACAAGAACAAAGAGGTGGGAGAAAATGAAAGCTGAATTGGTAAATGTAATAAGAACGGATACTACGGAAGGAATTGGAACAGAAGAAAGTCCGGTACGTACAATACGAAGATACTGGACTTTGGATGGAAAGTTAATCTCAGAGAAAGTTTTATTACAACAGAAAGAATAAAAAGTCGAAACGGTCAGTAATGGCCGTCTGCCGGGAACGACCATCCGGCACTGATGATGGCAGGTCAAATGAGAAGATAAAGATTAAAACTATATTAATAAGAAGAAAGGAGAAAATCATATGGCAGCAGTACAGGAAGAAAAAAGAAATGTAAGTAACCAGATCGAAGACGTAAAAGAGATGATTCCGATGTTAAAGGAACTCTCTGACGATGAAAAGATCTACATTAAAGGAATGCTGGCCGGATTCCAGACCATGCGACAGCTTGGAATTAAGACAGCATAAGGAGGGATGAAAGATGTATGCAAACAAAAAGAACCTTGCTGCGCTGTTTGGCGTAACAACACAGACAGTGCATCGGAGAGTAAAAGGCATTGAGAAGCTGATTGGGGATCGCTACAACCAGTATGCGATCCTGGACAATCTGGTGAGTGTGGCAGTGTACGCAGATTATGAAAAATATCATAAGTGCCTGGAGGACAAACTTACTAAAAAATATGTTCCGCCATTCGATATGAAGGAAGCAGGAGCGTACATATTCGTGGATATGGAGAAAGGAGTGTGTCTACTGTGAGAATGAGAGTAAGAGAAATTATCAAGATGCATTTGGATTCCGGGATGATAAGACTGGATACACCGGTTATTATTATGGATCTGCCTGCAGGTAAAAAATCGAAGCAGGTGTTATGGATCCAAAAGTCATGGAGTATATGGATCGGGAGGCCGGAGGATGTAAATGGAATAACAGAACCGGTCTCTGTATTACGATCAAAGAAAAAGAGAATGTACCGGAGGGTGTAGAGCTGGATCAAGAAGAACAATGGGATACCGTAGACCTTCTGATGGAACTGGTTGCAAAATCTCAGATGCAGCAGACATTGTTCGATGTATTGAAAGCACTGGATGAATGGGAATATCCATATGAGAGCGTAACGGCAGCGAAAGGAAAACTTAGGGTTGCAGTGAATTTGTTGGGAAATGATATGGAGGATATCCAAAAACTAATAGAAAAAGAGAAAGGAGAAGAAACCTATGGGAAAAACAATCCATAAAATTCTGATGGTACTTGTATTGTCTTTTGTATACATGACAGCAATTATTGCATTGCTACTGTTGTACTGCAGACTGGAAGGACCATTAGGTATAGTTTTTAAATAAAAGAAGAGCGTACAGAAAACTGGGTGAAGTTTAGCTGTACGCACACGATGCATTGATAATCCCGAAAAACTCTCACAACCATGAGTTCAAAGTCAATAACATCTATATAAATTATAGAACAGACTTCAGGGGTTGTCAATGTATCAGACGCGGGTGGAGTGAACTGTTTTTACAGGATGTCCAACTGAAAAATGAGGTGGTGAAATACCACCGTTAAGGACTTGATAAAGATATTAAGATAACGACCAATAGAGAGTTGTAAATATGATAAAAAGAGTGACATATAAACTACGGAAAGAAAGAGTTCTGATAGTACAGGAATACCATGATGGGAAGTATGGTGCAAAGGGATTACCCAGAAAGAAAAAGAAGAAAGCCACTAAAGAAGACATCCTTAAGGTGAATAGATGGAATAAGACGAAAAGATGTCAGATGCGTCTGCTGGAGTACTTCGAGAAAGATGATCTGCTAGTTACATGGACATACAAGGTAGAGAATAGACCGGCAACGATGAAGGAGGCAATAAAACATTTTGGAGATGCTATGAGGAAGGTAAGAAGAGAAATCCGGAAGAGAGGATATGAAAACTTCTATATCCGGAATATTGAAAGAGGTACAAAAGGTGCATGGCATATTCATTTTGTAGTTAAAGAAGTAGGTGACACAGCAAGCATCGTACAGAACGCATGGGATAAAGGCGGTACGTGGCTGACCAAGATAAAAGATAGTGATTATTACAGCGAGGATATGTTGAAACTTGCTGAATATCTGACGAAAGATGAATATTCGACAGAAACAAAGAAAGACGGAACACAATCCAAGCCAAGAATAAGAGAATCAAGCTACAGATGCTCTCAGAACATGCCACTTCCAAAGCCACATCCGGACAAGCTCTACAGGTGGAAGAAAGAGATAAAGCCGAAAAAAGGCTACTACATAGCACGGATGTGGGAAGGAATAAACCCGAAGACGGGATACAAATACAGAAGATACACAATGATTAAGCTGGACAGGAGGATTTAAAAGATGGGAATAACAGTGAGACAGATGACGAAATATTTGAGCGAATATCCAGATGATGCCGGGATTGGCACAGTGGTAGTAGATACAAAGAACCGGAAGAAATACGAGATAAAAGACGGAAACTGGCTTGATATGTTTTCCTATCCGGTACTGGTGCTGGATGTAGGAGAAGCATGCGATATGGATAAAGCTGAAAAAGCAGTGGCATGTGAATGCGAAGAGCCGGAGATAGTGTGGAACAACTCACGCAGTGTTAGTTGGAAATGCAAAAACTGTGGAGGAAGAAAAACAATAGCAAAAGTCAATGACTATAAGGAACGCATGAGGTACTGCCAGAGATGTGGACAGAGATTCAACTGGGAAGGGGTAACACTTGATGAAGCTTAAAAACATGAGAAGAAGTGAAGATACAGAACAGATCCACGTATGCAACTGGGCGGCGTGGAATGAGAACCGTTATCCGGAACTGAAATGGTTGCATCATATCCCGAACGGTGGCAGCAGGAACAAAGCAGAGGCGGTAAAGCTTAAGAGCATGGGAGTTAAGTCCGGAGTAGCAGATCTGCATCTGCCATACGCAAAAGGTGTCTACATTGGCCTGTACATCGAAATGAAATACGGGACCGGCAGACACCAGGATAGTCAGATAGAATTTTTGCACGACATGGCAAAGAACGGGCACTACGTAGCTACCTGTTACACGGCAGGAGACGAGATTACAGTCCTGGAAGAATATCTGCAGTTAGACAACATGATGGAAATGTTGGAACCAAATGACAGTATCTGGAACGAAGGAAAGATAAAAGAGTTAAAGCGCAGAGCACCGAAAGAGGTGAAAGAATGGATGACAGAGAACGACAGAGCATAAGAGAGTTCTATGAAGTATACAACATGATCAAACAGGGAAGAGAGCTCCGGGTGAAGACAAGATTCACACTGAACCACGGAGGAAGTATCCAGATCTTTGAAGGGATAGGCATCCATAAGAAACAGATCCTGAAAGTAGAAAGTGATGAAAGCTGGATAGAGTGCTATAGAAGGGCAACAGAAAGCCTGGTGGAATGGGAGAGAACGGAAGAACAGGAGGCAAAAGTATCATGAAAATAATAGCAGTAATGAACCAGAAAGGCGGGATCGGCAAGACTATGACGGCCGCATCCATTGCCTATATTCTGGGACAGGAACAAGAAAAGAAAGTACTGGTGATCGATGCTGATCAGCAGGGGAATATATCTATGCTCTACGGGGCATATGATCCGGAAGGAAGAGGACTTCCGGATCTGCTGGAGAACCATGAACGGGAAGGTGGTACGTACACTACATCCGAACTGATTAAGACAACACCGTACGACCGGATAGATATTATCCCGTGTAACGGCTATCTGATGAATACCAACATGTACCTGATGAAGACGGAGGAAGGAAATCAGATCTTAAGACTAGCAGAAGACTTAGAAGACGTAGTAGCTGCTTACAACTACTGTATTATTGATTGCGGTCTGATCATGGACATGACAGTGATGAATGCACTGGTGGCAGCAGATCTCGTGATCGTACCGGTGAAACTCGGAGGGTTCGAGATCGAAGCTGCCGATAACATGGACGAACAGTTGGAAAGCATCCGGAAGTTCAACGATCGGATTCGGATGAAAGTCCTGATCACGATGAGACAGAAGAATAAAACGACACTGCAGGTAGAAGAGTGGTTGAAAGAAAATTCGGGACATGATTGTTTTCAGACAGTAATCCGAAGATCTGTAGTAGCAGAAAAATCCACAATCGCACATGTACCGCTTCCAAAGTTCTCTAGGGGGTGTATAGCAACACAGGATTACAGAGCAGTCGCGTATGAACTCTTAAGAAATCTGGAGGGCGAACAGGATGAATAAGAGACAGGCGAAGAAATTATACAAGAAGATTCACGGGTGTAACCCACCGGAAGGAAGAATCCCGGCGGTACTTTTAAGAGATCCGGGCAAAATGAACACACACACCTTTCTGGACAAGAAGATGAATATGCCAGTTTTTAATCCAATGAAACCGATAGAGACAGGACTGAGATTGCCCGAAAGTGTACTGGAAACAATATGTAGAATTAATAAGCCGATAGAAGACATCCTGACGCAGGAAGAGCGTGAAAGAGTTACGATTGCAACACGATGCTTTAGGAAAACAATGAACGACAGCATTAGACGGATGAACAGCCGGTTTGGGGCAATGCGGAAACAACTGAAAGAGAGTAACGATCCGGTAGTAATAACCACCAGAAGTCTATCGGAAAACCGGAAGAAGAACAAGGGAGCATCCTGGAAAAGAGTAAGGAGGAATAGATAGATGGCTACTGGATGGAACGTAATGGACGCATTGAACAATAAGACGAAGGCGGCAGCAGAAGACAATAAAACAAAAGCAAGATTCCGGACAAAGGATATCGCGATCAAGCAGATGTACAGCAACGACAAGAATTTCTATTCTATTCCGGATATTGAACAGCTGGCACAGGATATCCTTGCCGTAGGCTTATTAGAGAACTTGACGGTGGTACACGATCCATGCGATCGTGGCGAATACCGTATCATAGCCGGAGAACGAAGATGGAGAGCGTTGACACTCCTGGTAGAAAACGGGTATGAAGAATTCTCCGTAGCGTCCTGCCAGATCAAGACACCTGCAGAAGAGCATGAAGAGATGATCCAGTTAATCATAGCAAATACGTACCGGAATAAAACGGTAGCGGACATCCTGGAAGAACAGAAGACGCTGGAAGAGACACTGAAGTACATGAAAGAGAATGGACTGACACTGCACGGTTACAAACTGGACAGCGGACGCCTGCGGGATGTCATAGCAAATATGATGCAGGTATCATCTACCAAGATCGGACAGATCGAGTCAATTAACAAGAAGCTGATCCCGGAGTTCACAGAAGAATTAAAAGAGGGACGATTAACATTCTCGGCCGCGTATGAGATTAGCAAGATGTCCGAGGATATCCAGGAGGATATGCTGGAGCACCACCGGAAAAAAGGATTGACATACAAAGATGTGAAAGAATATGCCGACGAGCAGAAAAAAGAAGAAGAACAAATTGATGGTCAGCTGAGCATCGAAGATATAAATGACGGTGCGTGTCAGAATCTGACACCGGAAGAAAATTCTGATCAGAATGAAGTAGTGATGGTACGCATTCCAACAGAAGAGGAAAGAGAGTATCTGGAATTAGTAGCGAGAGAAATGGTGAGCACATACAAATACTGGTTCCGTGAAAATGCGGAACAGATAACAGGGCAGAATATAAGGATGTGCAATGAACTGATAAAACAAAATCTGCATCCGGGAGCATCAGGAAGAACCTGGGTGTTTGAAGGAGCTGACGGGAAAGATGCCGGGGAAATAAGGATGTACAGCGGATATATCCAATTGTGGGTAGACAACGAAAACAGAGGAATTTTCCATTGGTTCGACTTAACAGGGGCCATCAAAAAAGTGTTGGAGGAAACCGCAAAAGAAGAAACGGAAAAAAGGGAGAAAAATGAAGAACAGGAAGAAAAAAGCGAAGAAACCGAAGAGATTGAAACACCTGACACCTATGCAGTATCTGGCCTGGAAGAAGAACCTGCAGAGAAAGAAAATGAATATAGATACCAGGACAAAGAAGAAACGCAGGAACGAGTTCTGGAAGAGGCACAACTACATGAAAAGAAATCTGAGAAAACAGAGCTTGACATTGCCAGGGAAGAAAATCAAAAATACAGGAATTATCTGGAGATGGCGAAAGGACACATGGATACTAATGACATCCGGGTACGGACGTACAAGGTAATGATTGCGGCACTGGCCGGATATATCAATGATCTGGACACGGTAATGAATCCACCAAAAGAACCGGAACAGCCAGAACTTCCGAGATTCAAGAATAACGATCAGCGAAAAGAATGGATGAGAAGTTATGAAGATTGGGGATTATGGTACACAGATAAAAACATAAATGTAAATTATTATAAATACGATTTCGCTGACGGCAGCAGGCTTGTAGTTGCAGAATACAAGAATCGCATAAACGGGTGGAATGGAAAAGAAAAAGAAGATGAGTATTACTTCCACCTGTTAGAAAAAGATAAAAAACCGTATGGTGATGGAAAACCATACGATAAGCAGTACATGAATGCTACAGATAGTGAAACGTATCTGGTCGAGTTCTTAAAGAACTTACAGAAGAATACGGTGTGAATTTTATAAAAACACCGGAAGCAGTATTTGATTTTTAGGAGGAAACATGGAAGAAAAGAAAATTAGACTAAGAGATTTACTAAGAAATATAAACGAATATGAAAAAGTGAACATTTATGGAGACGATGATCAGTTTATCGCCGAAATGCGCCCGAGAATGGCGGAAAAATGGCTGAGTCTGCCACTATTAGAAAGCAATGTGTACGAAATTCGAACGTGCAATGGAGAAATTGAGATATTCATAGAGACAGGTGACAAATGTGTGAATTAATGTTTCCGAAGCCAACCAGGAAGAAAAAAGGAAACACCATCCAGCTCCGATCGTGGACACCGTAAAAGGCGAATGCTTCCTGTGCAGACTGGAAGGCATCCGCCGGCAGCAGTACACAGAAGAACATCATGTATTCTATGGAGGAGGTCTAAGACAGGTAAGCGAAGAGAATGGATTCAAAGCCTACCTGTGTCCGGCTCATCACAAAGACGGACCAAGAGCCGTACATAACTGTAGAGAGACTAGGGAACTGCTATGCAGGATATTCCAACGGAAGTACGAAGAAACCCACACAAGAGAAGAATTCCGAGCATTAGGCATAAAGAACTATTTGGAGGACGAAGATGGATAGAAAAATATATAAGGTAGTGAGATAAATGGAACTAAAAGAACTTTCTGAAAAAGTAAAATCTCTATTTGAAGCGGAAGATATAGATGAACTTCCGAAAAGAATATTGGATACAGTACAAAATAATGACGAGAAAAAATATGAAGAATTCTGCAATCTGGTAACGGATTTGAGTGTAGACTGGTTGCAAATGATCTACCAGTATTACTTAGCAGATCGAAAAGAAAAAATGCAGGACTACACTCCGAAAAGTCTCGCATTATTTATGGGAAAATTAATTGGAGATGCCGATGTAATAACAGATTTATGTGCCGGAAGTGGAGCATTGACAATTCAAAAATGGTGCATGAATAACGAACAAAAATTTGAATTGTATGAATTTGATGAAAATGTAATCCCATTTTTATTATTCAATATGGCAGTAAGAAATATTGAATGCACCGTGTATCATGCGGATGTGCTACAGCAAGAAAATTTTCATACATATAAAATCAGCAGAGGTGAGAAATACGGAAAATTTAGGGAGGTGGCAAAATGAAAAGAGGGTTAATTTCTAACCCACCGTACAACATGAAGTGGAAAGCACCGGCATTTGCACAGATTCAACCACGTTTTTCTGACTGTTATGTGGTACCACCGGAAAGCAATGCAAATTTCGCATTTATTCTAACTGGATTAGAAAATAATGATAGATGCGTTTTCTTACTTCCGGCATCTGTAATGAGTGGTGGAACGAAAGAAGAGATGGATATTAGAAAATATCTAATTGAGAAAAACATGGTGGATGCGGTGATTATTTGCCCGGATAATATGTTTGAATCTACTGGAATTGGAACGTGCATTATTATTTTGGATAAAAACAAAAGCACTGCAACAACAGAAATGGTGGACTTGCGAAGAAAGTATAGCGAAGAGGTTCGTGAACAGAATGGACAGTATGGCGGTAAAGCACACACCAACAGGACGTATAAGAAGACATTTAAGGTGATTACCGAAGAAACGATGGAAGAATCCATTGAAGCAATTCAAGAAAGGAAAAATATTCCTGAATTTTGCAAATCGGTAACCATTGAAGAAATGAAAGAAAACAAATATACGCTTCTGGCAAGCCGTTATTTGGACATTGGAGAGATCGAATGTATCCATAGAAGCTATGCGGACATCGTAAATGATATAAATAGAATTACACGAGAAAAGAACGCATGTAAATTAACAATAAATGAATCTATAGCTAAAGGAATGGGATTCGATATTGAACTGTACAAACAAGATCAGAAAGATTCTGGATTAAATGATTTGCTAAAAAAGTTAGGTACTGAAAAGTTGGAACGGCAAGATTATTTCACAGCATCAAAAAAGAAAAATGAAATTAAATTCGAAAACAACAGCAAGGAACAGTTATCCAGTGTATTGATAATGATTTTGAACATGTGGAAACAACATATCTATTATCTCAATCTTGAGGAAAATAGATATCTGATGGAATTAAGAGATGCACTTTTGCCAGAACTTATGAGCGGAAAAATAAATATGGAATAGACAAATGGAGATGGAATGAGATAATGAGAACACTGGAAGAATTAGAGAAAGAAGAAAAAGACCGTCAGGAATTCATTGAAGCAAAAAATAAACTCAAAAGAGAATTGAAAAGGACGTGGCTGTGTAAGATAATGATTCGACTGCTGGATTGGCTGGCAGAGAAAATATAAGAAAAAATAAGCTTGCACAACTGGTATTGTGTCACAACAGAAACCAGTCAACATAGATTTCCTCCGGCACCGGCCGGAGGGGAAAGGAGCAACCGTGACAAAAAAGTTGAAAATCCGGAAAAGCGGACAAATATAGATAGACATCTGTGTAAGAGCTGTATCTACAGAGGGAGCAGAGTCGGACTAGGAAGATGTAATTATATAGCGGTTGAAGGGCATAGCAGAGGCATGCCGGCAGCAGAATGCACAGTATATGTGAAAGGAAGAAAGAGGAAAGCATTATGGTAGGACAGATAACAGGCAAAAACGAACTGAAGAAAAACGGATCTGGTTATAGTGATCCGACAGCATATAAAGCAATTATGAATGTGGGGGGGCAACAGTAATGAATACGTATCATGGAGACATTTTTTACATAGCGAATGATGGAAGAGTTGGAGAAACGCCGGCGATTATAGTATCACCGGACACATGGCTTGAACAAGATCCGGAATTTGTGCAGGCAGTATTAATGACAACAAAAGAGAATGAACAACTTCCGACACATGTTGAGGTGATGTGTCGAGTACAATCTATAGCACTGTGTGAACGTATATTCAAGGTGGATACAGACAGAATCGGAGAATATATCAGATCATGCACAGCGGAAGAGATTCAAAAAGTTGATGAAGCTATTGCACTGACACTTGGCATTACGGAGAATAATAATGCTGCTGATCAGGAACGGATTAAGCAGCTGGAGGAGCAACTGGCAAAGGAAAAAGAAACATCCGATAGAATTCTTGCAAAGTTCAGAGAAGAGACAGAAAGATACAATGAACTGGAGCGTGAGAAAGGATATGGGAATGATAAGGAGTATATCAGAGCGGTAGCTGAGAGGGATGTGTACAAGAATATGTACATGGATTTGCTTGAAAGGAAAATGAATGGATAAGACAGTAATATTTATTGTTATCGTAATAATTTGTGTGCTGTTTACAGTTTGGAGCGCATGTGTAATGGCAGCACGTGCGGATGAGCAGCTGCGTGAGATTACGGATGACAAGAAAGAGCCGGAAGAAAAAGAGGAAGATATGACGAAACAAAGAACATGCAAACGGTGTGGGAAGCCGACGGGAGCAACGTATTACAAGATAAATATAAATGCTGAATGTGACAGAGCAGGAGCGACTACAGAGCAATTCTGCTATAACCTGTCGAAGACTTTAACACAAGCGAATAGTCCGGAGGATGTGTACTGCAGGAGCTGTGTAGATAAAATTGAAAATTATATGAAAATGGATATAGGAAAGATAATGAACGAGAGTGTGATCCGGACAAGACCACCAGTAGAGAAACCACCGAAGAAAGGGAAATGATATGAGGACAAGCAAGATAGAAAGAAGAATAGGCAGAAGCAACTGTGATATGCTGGCAAGCAAGAAACCGGATGCAAAGGCGAGTGAGGAGTTTCATCAAATGCCTTATGCGATAAGAAAGAGAACGAAGAAAGAAGGAGAGTCCGATGGAAAGAAACGATGAAGAAAAGATTATTAAAAAAAGATATCTGCGAAGCTATCGTGCACATGTACATAGGCGGGAAAGATTAGAGGAACAGCTGGTAGAGCTGCGTGCCATGAAGTTATATCCGTCCATGAAAAACAATGATGGGATGCCACATGGGAGCAGCGTTGATAGAGATCTGTCTGGATATGTAGCGGAAAAAGAACGCCTGGAAAAGGAAATAGAAAAAGAAAAAACGAAAAGTGTAAGATCTTATGTAGAGATCATGGAATGTATAAATAAGCTACAGAGAGAACGGGAAAGAGACGTGCTGTACTATCGATACATAAAAGAGATGGAATGGTGGGATGTGGCGAAAAGAATAGGGTATAGCCAGCGGGAAGTGTACCGGACACACAGCATCGCATTAAGAAAACTGGAGATTCCTGAAAGTTGGCAGTAAATGTCAGTGAATGGCAGTTGTGAATGTGTTACAGTAATATTGTCCTTGATGCGAGGATATACATGAACAATCATTTCGCGAGGCTCTTGTAGCTGAGATGGCAGCAGTCCAACTGACCGGGATTGCTGCCATCTTTTTAAATGACATATGACAGACAAAGAAGCAAAACATTTTTACAACTCTAAGGAGTGGAAGAAAAAAAGAATAGATATCCTGATAAGGGATCGTAATGAATGCCAGGACTGCATAGTCCGAATAAGGAAAGCAGTAGAGGAAGGTATACGATTAACACCAGAGGATAGGAAGGTAAGAAGAGCAACAGAAGTACATCATATCCAGGAACTGAAAGAACATCCGGAACTTGCATTGGATGATGACAACCTGATCGGTCTGTGTCATACGTGCCATGATATACGGCATAACAGACACACACTTGTAAGAAGAAAGAGGAAGAAGAGACTGACAGAAGAAAGATGGTAGCTACATGAGAGTAGACATAGCTTAGGAGGTGACAAGCGGGCGGTGCAAGCCGTCGCATGTGTGGTTCGAGTCCGCAGCTGCTCTCAATTTTTTTATAACACCCCCGGGTAAATTCTCAGCGATTTTTTTGCGGGTGGAGAACGGGGATGTGGCCATGACTCCGGAGAAAAATGAAAATCTCACGTGAAAAGGGTAAGGGTATCAGATTTTTAAATTTACTTTAAGAAGAAATTTTTTGACACGGGCATAAAAACCCGTGTTTTTTAGCAAAAAAAGTTACGAAAAAGGCATGATTTGAGCGAAAAGAGGTGAGCAAATTGACACAAAAAGACGTAAAAATGTCGCTGATCAGACAGTTGGAACTACGTGGAATGAGTGCAGAATTCTACATGGATCTAGTGAATGATTATATATATTACTGGTCGTTGAAAAAGAAACTCATAGCAGATATTAAGAGCAAAGGGTTGAGATACGAGACCGTGAACGGGAATGGAATGACGGTGGAAAAAGCGAATGAAAGCGTTGTCAATTTGCAAAAAACTACGGCCACTATGTTGAAAATTCTGGCAGATCTGAAGTTAAAAGAGCCGGTACCAGAGCCGGAGAATCCTACAGATGGTTATCTGTAAAGAGATTGATTATTATCTCAAATATGCCGAAGAACATCCGAAATGGATAAATAAAAAAAGAAAATTACTGTTAAAGAACATCGTAAAGCCGCTGCTAAAGCGGGACGATGTTTTTTTTGACGAAAAAACATATAGGAACTGCATTAAATATTGCGAAAGCAATTATTATAAGCTATTCCCATTCCAAAAATTCATATATGCATTTGCGTTCATGTACAAGAATGACATTCCGGTTTTTCCGAAATTCTTTATCAAAGAAGGACGAGGAAACGGGAAGGATGGGTTTATCGTCCCACTGGTGAATTTCTTTCAGACTCCGCTATATGGCGTAAAGAACTATCATGTGGAAATTGTGGCTAATTCAGAGGACCAGGTAAAGGACACATTTAAAGTAGCATATGACATGTTGCACGATAATCCCAAATTTAAAGGCAAGTTCTCAGTCACAAAGGAGCTGATCTCTAACCTTGTGACCGGTGCAGAAATGAAATATAACACATCCAATGCCAAGACAAAGGATGGAAAAAGAACCGGTTGCCTGGTACTCAATGAGATTCATGCGTATGAAAACTATGATCAGATTAATGTATTTGAATCATCATTCGGAAAAGTTAAACATTCGCGCGAATTCATTATCACGACAGATGGATATGTCAGAGATGGTCCGTTGGATGAAATATCCGCAATGTGTATGGAAATTCTGGAAACAGGAGAAAACCCGCTAGGGTATTTTCCATTTATCTGTGAGATTGATGATCTAAAAGAGGTAGATGATCCGGATGCTTGGCATAAAGCCAACCCATCGCTGGAATATATGCCAATCTTGGCAAATCAGATCATGCATGATTACCTAGAGCAGAAAAAGATTCCATCCAAGCGAGCAGAATTCCTGACAAAGAGAATGAACCTTCCGGCCAGAAGAGAAGAAGAAACGGTCACGACGTGGCAGAACATTCTACGGGCATGTTACGAAGGAGAGACAAGGGAAGAACTGGAAAAGAAAATTCCGAGAATCACTAAGAACACGAAAGGACAGTTAGCGATAATCGGAATCGACTATGCGGACGTGCGGGACTTCGCAAGTGCAGGGATCCTGACCAAGGATTATGAAACCGGAGAATACATCTGGAGACAGCATACATGGATCTGTGAAGATTCTCCCTTCCTGAGTTCTATCAAGTTCCCAATAATGCAGAATATGGGACAACCGGAGTTCGAGGATTACGAAGTAGTACCAGGACCAGTCATAGATGTGAATACTATAGTGGCGTGGTGCTTAGACAAGATGCAGGATTATGAGGTTAAGAAAATTACAATGGATACGTACCGATACAATCTGTTCAAAATGGCATTCGAAGCAGTGGGATTGACGGTTGAAGACAAGAAAAATAAAGATGGAATAGTAAGGCTTGTGAGAAAGATTACATCTGCAACGGGAATTATTGCACCGGCAATCCAGGCACTATTCAGTCAGCACCTGATTAATTATGGACCATCTTCTATTATGCGCTGGTACACAAATAATACGAGCGTCACAGAGGATAAATACGGGAACAAGACATTCGGAAAGATAGAACCGAAGTTAAGGAAAAATGATGGATTCATGGCTTTTGATGTGGCCATGTTCAGCAAAGACGAAATAGAGATGCAGATAATCTACATTTAGTGGGAGGAACAATGTTCGATTTTTTATTTCAGAACAAAAATGATGAATTACAATCGCTTGCAGAAACGATAACGATTGAACTTGAAAAACTAAATATAGCGAAGCTGGCGGTGGAAAAAGCGGAAACCATGATAGCAAAAGCTATAGCAAAGTCGGATATTCTGATCCAGACACAGAGCGAAGATAAAAGAAAATATGAGTACAGACTTAATGTGCAGCCGAATGATAATGAGAATGGGACGTACTTCTGGACAAAAGTTGTAAAAAAGCTTTTGAGAGAAGGGGAGGTTGTGATAATCCGGATTGGAGAGAAATATTACCGGGCGCAGAGCTTCCAGGAATCGGATAACGTAATGACTGGAAGACTGTATAGTAACATAACGATTGAAGCAGCGGAAAAACAATATTCCCTGTTTAAAACATTTTTGTCAGGAGATGTAATTCATTTAAGATACGACAACTCGAAGATAAGAGTGCTCTTGAACTCTGCGCTATCACAGTACGAAACAACAGCAAATTCTGTTAATGCAATGATGCAGATTGCAAATACTCCAAAATTCAAATTAAAAGTACCAGGACAGCTTAATCTTGTACGAAGAGGAAAAGACGGAGAAAGTGATAAAAAGATCACGAAAGAAGAATATACAGAAGAATTAAAGAAACTATTGGAATCAGAGAGCCTTACTATCATTACGGAATCAAACGGAATTACACTGGAGCAGCTTGGCATACAGACAGCAACGAAAACAGAAGAGCTCGTCAAAATTAAAGCGGAAATAAATAATGCAACTGCCGAAGCTTACGATATTCCACAAGCAGTGTTTAACGGGAATATCACAGAAAAAAGTGATGCTACAAATGAGTTTATCACGTATGCAGTCGGACCGGTTGCAGAAGTCATAAACGATGAATTGACAGCAAAGCTTGTAGGCGCGGAAGACTATGCAGGCAAGAATGAACGGGTGATGGTATGGCTTGCAAGATTCAAGCATGTGGATGTGGTAGACAGTGCAAATAACCTGGACAAACTCAGATCTAACGGATGGAATTTCGATGAAATTCGGGAAATGGTGGGGTATCCAGTACTAAATACAGAATTTAGTCAGGCGAGAGCACTGACGAAAAACTACACTACAGGAGAGGAGGACAATTCGAATGCAGAAACCAGTTAACACAGCTTAGGGAGGTGATCCAATTATCTCGGAGTTATCCGTTAAATAACAATACAACGAAAGGAGAATGGCATGAAAAACAGGTATTACATGCTGGAAACAGATGAAGATAATAAGTCGGCAGAGCTGTATATCTTCGGTGATATTACATCGTGGCCATGGTATGAAGGTGATGAATCGTCATATGGTCTGGTGAAGAAATTGCAGAATTTGGATGCAGAAAATATCACAGTACACATTAACAGTTATGGTGGAGAAGTTGCAGAAGGACTGGCGATTTACAACACGTTGAAAGACAGCAAAATGAAAGTAACTACTGTATGTGATGGATTTGCTTGTTCGGCAGCATCGGTTGTATTCATGGCTGGGGATGAAAGAATCATCAAAGAAGCGTCATTGCTCATGATCCATAATGCATGGACATATGCGAAAGGTGATTCAAATGCTTTGAAAAAGCAGGCGGCAGATCTTGAAAAGATTACGCAGGCATCCGTGAATGCATATAAGAGCAAAGCGAACATTTCAGAAGAAAAAATCAAGGAATTGATGAATGATGAATCGTGGATCACGGCGGATGAAGCAGTAGAATATGGACTGGCAACCAGAACAGAAGCAGAAGAAAAGGATGAGAAAGCGAACCAGTCGGCATTCCAGGTTGTTAGAAATCGCATGTTGCAGAAAAATACTATTGAAGCAGTGGATCAGATTGCAGAAATGATCGTAGGAAAAATCACACCGATATTAAATAAAAAAGAACCAAAGAAAGAAGAAAAAGACGACACTGGATGGGGAGAATTCTTCAAGTAAGCAGTGTCAGATTCTGACACCAGTAGAAACATGGAAAAAGATAGCACCGGATAGGTGCTTTTTTAATTGGGAAAAGGAGACGAAAAATGAAAATTGAAGACTTATCACAGGAAGTAAAAGACAAAGTTAAACAGTTACTGGAGGATGCTCCGGCGGATCAGAAAGCAGATGCGATTATGCAGTCGATTGAAATGATCCAGGAAGCAACGCATGCAGAGCTGATCGGGCAGGTTGTAGCAGAAGCAGAAAGAGCAAGCCATGATGCTGAATATAAAAAGCAGCTTGGACTCAGGAATCTTTCACAGGAAGAAAAGAAATTCTACGAAAGCTTCAAGGATATCAGACAGTCGATCGCAGCAAAACAGATCGATATCATTCCGACAGAGATTATCGACCGAACATTAGATGATGTAAAAAAGGCTTCGCCAATTCTGAAACTGGTAAACATGGCACCAGCAAATGTAAAAAAATGGATTGTTGCGTCACATTCCGGAGCTGCAAGCTGGCATGGACTTACAGAGGCGATTTCTGGCGAATTATCTGCGGAAATTTCAGCACTGAACATTGAATTACATACGCTCTCTGCATATCTTGTTATTCCAAAAGCAATCAGAGAACTGTCGTTAGAGTTTGTGGATCGCTATTTCATGGCTATCTTGTCAGAAGCTATGCAGGATGGACTGGTAAAAGGATACCTGGATGGTGATGGAAAGAATGCACCGATTGGAATCTTCAGACAGATTGGAACAACGAACAGCGATGCAACGAACAAAGCAAAGACGGTTGTTAACAATATCACAAAATTCAGCCCGAAAGGACTTGCTGAAACGAGAAAAACACTCACAAATGATGGAAAACGTGTGGTAGACAAACTGTACCTGATCTGCAATCCGGCGGATGAGGCAGAGTATGTAGATCCATGTATGTTCGGAGAAGCACTGACAGGCGGTTATGTAAATAAGTCATTTATTGATATTGAAAAAATCCCGGATGCAAATTGCCCGAAAGGAAAAGCAGCGTTTACGATTGAGGGATACTACACAATGGGTACTACAGGAGTAAGAGTAAATGAATATGATCAGACGAAGGCACTGGAGGATGCAGATCTGATCATTGCCAAATGCTACGCAAACGGACGTGCAGTAGACGACAATGTGGCAGTTATCTTTGATGTGACAAAACTGGAAGAATACGTGCTGCCGGTTACACAGACGGTTATTGAAAAAACTGTATAAGAAGTACGGAAGGCGGGATTGAACAATGAGTGAAGAAGAATTAGACGAACTCGTAGAAGAAATGCGGGATAATTACCAAATCCCGCCATACCATCCTGATTCGGAACTTAAGAACTATGCAAAAGAAGGAGAAATGCACCTGGGAAAATTGAATTCCGGGTGCAGTATCACCGAAGATCTGCTGTATAGATCGCTACTGAAAAACTATATGTATTATGCTTTCTATCACAAGACCAGTGAGTTTTTCGAGAATTATGGAAGCATTATATTGACTTGGCAGATGGAAACGGAGGTATAGGTGTGGAATTACCAGAATACACAGATGGAGTAGTAGAATTCTATGAAATCAAAACCGATAATGTGGAAGATTATCCGGAAGAAAAAATCAAGAAGATAGATCTGCCACCGGTCTGGTACAGAGAGCTGTCCATATTTGACACCACCAGGGCAAAACTTTCCTCTCTGAGCGTAGAAGTAACGATGAAAATCAGTATTCCACAATACAGGAGAATTAACAGTGGCTACATTTGCATGATTGATGGAACGCAGCATGAAATCTACAATGCAGCGCATGTGACTACGAAAGATGGCTTTAAAGAAACGGAGCTGACACTTAAGACACCAACGATAGACAGGGAGGTTATTGAAGATGACACAGAAGGAACTGAGTAACCTCTTGCATGATACTGGATGCCCGGTTAATGAAGGAATTACCGTGGATCTGAAGAAAGAAAAAATATTCCCGAGAATTGATTACTGGGAAATTTTATGGGATTATGTCAGAACATCCGGAGGAAGATATGCAGACAAAGTTACAAGACAGATAAGTTTCTATGCAAAAAAACCAAGAGACGAAAAACTACTGAAATTAAGGGAAAAGCTTAATGAAGTAGGAATCTATCCGGTTATTTCGCATGAATACGTAGCTGAGGATCGAATATGGCATTCATATTTTGCGATTGAAACAATTGAGGATGAAATATGAGCAAGGGGATAGAGGTACTTGATGCAGGATTAGATGACTTTGAAAAAATGATAAGAGAATATGCAGAAAAAGCAACTGCAGAAAAAGCACTAGATGCAGTGGAAGCAGGAGCTAAAGAATTCTTAAATGATCTGCTGAAATTACCAAAACCGCGAAGTGAAATAAGCAAACCAGGATACACACATCTGGTTGATTCATTTGCTTTAAAACGTGAAGAAAATGAGATAAAAGCCGGATGGGGCAAGTATTATGGACCAATGGTAGAGCATGGAACAAAGAAGATGCCAAAGAAAGCACATCTTGTACCATTGTTTGAACAAAACAAGGAAAAATATTATAAGAAAATGACAGAACAAATATTTGGATAGGAGGAAAAAAGATGATCAAAACGAGAAAACCACCAATGAAACAGACGGTCGGAGCACAGTATGTGTGTTTTGGTAGTAATGAAGACGAAGAATTCACTGGTGAATATGAAGAATCAGTTGAAAAGACGGAAGTCGTGAAAACCGTAAAGATGACAGAAAATGCGGAAACGAGTGATACTTATGCATCGGGAAAGGTCTATGATTCGGATACACCGACTAAAAGCATTGATATTGAGGTGGAAGTGGTTGCGTTTCCGGAAGATACTGTTGCAAGAATGAAAGGAGATACGGTTGATGCAGGTGGATTGATCCTTTCAGGAGGAGGTAGTAAAAGGCCATTCTTTGCGTATGGAAAGGTTGTAAAACTGCGAAATGGTGGGTATAGGTTTGAGTGGTATCCAAAATGCAAACTTACGGAAAAATCTGATGATATTTCCACATCAGAAGAAAAAGCAAGCGATCAGACGGATACTATTAAGATTAAAGCATATCCATTTGACGAAGCGGGGAATATTGTGGCGAGAGTAGAAAGTGGATCAGCTCCAGAAGGATTGACGGAAGATAAATTCTTTGCAAAGCCAATTCTGACAAAAGAAGGACTGGCCGCAGCTATTGCCTAAAGAGGGTAAAAAATGAATGGAAAACTCATAAAATTAACGGATGGCACAAAACTGGATGTAAAAGTAAATTTTCTGACATTATACATGATCCAGAAAGATGGATTGGCAAAATTAATGACTGGAAAAAACGGAAAGATAAGAGAAAACCTTTCTGATGAGGAAAATATGGAAGCAGCTGCAAAGCTGATCCATGTGATTCTCAGATCAAACGGATTGAAAGTGGATGAAGAAGAAGCTATGATGCTCACACCAATGGATCCGGAAGAAATAAGAACATTATTTGATGAATTTGAAAAAAAAGTAGAAGAATATAAAAAAAAAGAGCAGGCGAAGAACTCGTATCCGCAGAAATCGAGGAAGAAAAAGAAGAAGAAATCGAGATAAACTGGGCGGAATACATGGTGTGCGCAAGAAAGATGGGAATGAGTGAAGAAGAATTTTGGAACTCGGATCCCATCTTTTTTAATGAATGCCTGGAAGTATTTACAAATTTAGAAAGGCAGAAAGAAGGTGTAAGTATTGTCGAATGATTTAAAAAGTGTAGGACTGTCGTTTAAAGCGGATGGAGCGGTAGATTTTAAAAAAACTCTGTCGGAAGTAAATAATGCTGTAAATGAGAATAGATCAGCATTTAAGCTTGCAAAATCAGAATGGGATAAGGGAACATCGTCGGCTGAAAAATTGCGGGCAACACAGGAATATCTGCAGAATCAGACGGAAGCTTACACGGCTAAAGTAGATAGATTAACAGAAATCCTGAAAGCACAGGAAAGTGCAGAGACAAGAGATGAAGCGGCTATCTCGAAAACGAGACAACAGTTGGACAATGCGAAAGCATCTTTGAACAATTATAAAAGTGGATTAGAAGATGTAAATAAAAAGCTGGAAAGTGGTGCAGCTACATTAGAGGACTATTCGAAAAAGGTACAAGGCTTTAGTGATAAAACCGGACAGATTGGCAGCAGTCTCAATAAGAATGTTACGGCACCAGTGGCAGCGGCAGCAGGCGGTGTAATGGCTGCCTGGAGTCAAGTGGATGAAGGTATGGATATCATCGTGCAGAAGACAGGAGCTACAGGCGATGCGCTGGAGAAAATGCAGAACTCTGCACGAAATATCGCAAAAAGTATTCCTACAGATTTTGAAACGGCGGGATCTGCAGTTGGAGAGGTAAATACTAGATTTCATCTAACTGGAAAAGAGCTGGAAGATCTGTCTACGAAATTTGTGAAGTTCTCATCTCTTAATGATACAGATGTGTCGTCATCCATCGACAGTGTGCAAAAAGCACTAGAAGCATTTGGTTTAGGTGCAGAAGATGCTGGAGCTATGCTGGATACGATGAATAAAGTCGGACAAGATACAGGAATATCTATGGATTCGTTATCTCAATTAATGGTAACGAATGCAGCATCGTTAAAAGAATTGGGAATGTCTGCGGCGGATGCAGCTACATTCTTGGGACAATGCGAAACATCCGGTGTTGATACATCGGCTGTAATGACAGGATTAAAAAAAGCACTTACAAATGCATCGGGAGAAGGGAAGACGATGAAAGAAGCATTGTCAGAACTTCAGAATACAATGTTGAATGCAGAAACATCAGCGGATGCATATAATGCGGCAGTTGATTTGTTCGGTTCAAAAGCGGGTCCGACTCTTGCGGAATTCTGCAAGGATGGGAAATTAAATTTTGAAGATTTGGGAGCATCGTTAGACGATAACCTGGGAAGTGTAGAGAATACCTTTAATGCCACATTAGATCCAGCTGATCAGTTTAAGGTTACGCTTAATCAACTGAAAGATGCTGGATTTGATGTTGGAAATGCATTGGGACCAGTATTGGCGGAATGCTTACAAGTAGCAACACCGATATTGAAAGATTTGATAGAATCGTGGAATTCCCTGTCACCAGAAACACAGGAGATGATCATAAAATGTGCACTACTTGCTGCTGCATTAGGACCGGTATTTAGCATAGTTAGTAAAGTGTCGGGAGGAATATCGTCGGTGATAAGCGTCGGGGCGAAAATTGCACCGGTTATGTCAAAAGCGAAGACAGCGTTTGGAGCATTTAACGCGGTTTTAAAGGCTAATCCAGTACTTTTGGTTGTGATTGCAGTGACTACATTAATTGCGATTCTAGTGACACTCTACAATAAATGTGAATGGTTCAGAAATGGAGTGAATGCTGTCTTCGGAGGAATCAAAAGTTTTATAGCAGGTGTAGTGGATTCAATCAAAGGATTCTTAAGTTTTGACTGGAAACTTCCTAAAATCAAGCTGCCGCATTTTAAGATAAAAGGCGGATTCAGCTTGACACCACCAAAAACACCTAAGTTTTCGGTTGACTGGTATGCAAAGGGAGGAATCCTGAACAGTCCTACTATATTTGGATCAAATGGTAATAGTCTGATGGGCGGAGGAGAAGCAGGAAAAGAAGCTGTTTTGCCGATAGATCTGTTAAGATCTTATATCCGGGAAGAGAACCAGGGGAACAATGAGGTACTTGCACAGATGATAGCTGAAGCTATGTCAAGAATACCTCTTACGGTCGAAAATAATATCCAATTAGGAGATAAAAAGCTTGCAGATGTATTAGTAGATGCAATCATCAAAAAAATGTCCCAGAGTGTTAAATGGAAGAAAGGAGCCGTTGGAGCATGATCTTGGATGTAGAATATAACAATATGCTTGGTTCGGCTATGGGAGTGTATGCAAAAGAACTTCCGGATATTCCAACAGCCAAAAGAAGAGAAAAAGAAGTAACTATTCCAGGGAGAGATGGAACTATCTTTACATCGTATGGAGATTATGAGTCGATAGAACTTACTATTGATTTCAATTTTATTTGCGATGAAGAAGAATGGGATAAACGGTGGGGAGCTGTGAAAAAATGGCTGTCAGCTCGTTACAGAAGATTGCGACTCAGTACAGATCCGGAGCATTTCTATAAGGTGTCCAAAGTAGAGCTTGAAGATGCAGAACATACAACTGCAAGGATTTGTAACTTCAAAGCGAAATTTACAACGATAGATGGACTTAGATATCTCCTGGAAGGACAAAATGAACATGCAGCTGAAGACGTAAGATATAATCCGTATGAAGTGGCACATCCAATCTATATGATTAGCGGAGAGGGCGCATGTGTGCTGACGGTAAACGGAAAAACGATGACAGCGGATGTGGGACAGAATATCACGATAGACACCGATCGGGAGCTTGCCTATCGAAAGGATAAGACACTTAGCAACACGGCGGTATCCGGAAAGTATGATGATCTGTACCTGCAGGAGGGAGAAAACGAGATAACTATAACAGAGGGATTCGATTTGAAGATAATTCCGAACTGGAGGTGCTTATGATACAGGTATATAGTCCGGATAACACAGACTACGAACATAATGGAGATATGACGTTACATCCGGAAGAAGCAACCATCCATGTGATCCTTAATGGAGAATGGACAGCGACCATGGAACATCCGATTGATTCAGAAGGTCGATGGAAGTACATCGTTGATAATGCGGTGGTGAAAATGCCGTCTTTCAATGGTGATCAACTCTTCCGGATCCACAGCAAAGAGAAGAATGATTCAGGAGTAAGTGCAGAACTTACCCCTATTTTTTTGGATGCAAAAGAGGAGTGCTTTCTGGTCGATGTCAGACCAACCGAGAAGACAGGTCAACAGGCATTAGATATCATGACCGCACCGAATGCAAGATATCATGCGAAATCGGATATTAAAAAGGTATCAACAGCTTATTACCAGACGAAGAACCTGATTGAAGCAATTAACGGAAACGATGACAATTCATTTATAAATCGCTGGGGTGGAGAAATCCTGTATAACGATTATACTGTAGAAATCAATGAAAGAGCCGGTGGTGATTATGGAGTTCAGGTGCTGTATGGAAAGAACATAGTTCAAGACGGATTTTCAGAAACCATTGACATGTCGGAAGTAGTAACCAGGATTGTACCGAAAGCTTATAACGGATACATGATGCAGGGTGATGAACCGTGGGTAGATTCGCCGGTGATTGAAAAATACCCAACAGCACATTATAGAACCATTACATTCGAAGATGTAAAGATGCGCACTGATGCGAGCGAAGACGATGAGGCTAATGGTGTGACTGTCTGTGACACACAGGAACAGATGGAAGCTACATTACGCAAGAAATGTGAAGAACAGTATGAATCGGGTATAGACAAGCCAAAAGTGACCATAGCAGTGAGCATGGAACTGCTACAGAATACAGAACTGTATGCGGATGTGAAAGACCTGGAGAAAGTATCTCTTGGAGATACGGTACATTGCAATCATTCCAAACTGGATATCACATCAGACGCACGTGTGATCGAGCTGGAATGGGATGCTGTGAGAGATGAAATCGCATCTGTAACACTCGGAGAGTTTCAGTATAACTTCCTGGATAATGTATCTTCTGTAATGAACCGTGTAGAGCAGGCTATAAGGGAAGATGGAACATTAATAGGACAACAGGTGCAGGGAATCATTAATGGTGTAAAAGCGCAGATGAAAGCGCAGTCAACCGTAGCGAAAAAGCAGTCTGTAAGAGCCATATTATTTGAAGATTTGGATCCTGAATCAGCAACGTATGGAGCAATGTGCTTAGGAACGTTAGGATTCGAGATTGCGTCCAAAAGAACTGAAGATGGAAGAGATTGGGACTGGAGCACATTTGGGACCGGCAGAGGATTTATTGCAGATTTCATAGTGGCCGGAACGATGTTGGCTGATCGTATTAAGGGCGGTACACTGACACTTGGCGGTGACAACAATACAAATGGAATAGCAAAGGTACTGGATGCGAAAGGGAATGAAATCGTAAGACTGGACAAAGACGGCGTATATGCCTGGGGAAAATATATATCTGATGGTAAGACGATGGACAAAAGAGTGACACTAGAAGAAGGTGTGCTTATGTTCTCCGATAAAGCCATAAGCAATAATATCCATATAGAGTATGCAAATTATCCAAATGGAGTAGGTCCAATGTTATCGTTTACGTTAGGCGGAACGGCGACAGACGGGACAAATGCGAAGACGCTATTAAGACTTACGAAAGACTGTACATACATAGACACGCCTAAAATACAGTTTGCAAACGAAGGAACTGGTAAAACTGGAAGACTTGAATTTTCTAACGGCACGTACATAGATGTAACGGCCGGAGGGATAACCGGCGGACGCACAAAGGAAGGTGACTTCTGATGGCATGGACGATAGGAAACATGGTATTAAGTCAGAGCCAGATGGATGCGAATGCGGTAGAAGTGTATAAATATTTCTCCGCAAAGGGATGGACTCTGAATGCTATAGCCGGAATATGTGGGAATATGCAATCTGAGTCATGGCTGAATCCGGGAGTATGGCAAAGTTTGAAAGAAGGAAACTATTCCGGCGGATTTGGACTGGTGCAATGGACACCGGCTACGAATTACACGAACTGGGCGAGTACGAATGGATATGGAATCACAGATCCGAACGGACAGTTGTATTGGATAGATGCATTATCCGGATCATCCGGGCAGTGGATTGCGACATCTGCATATAATCTGTCCTGGAGTGCATTTAAAAAGTCGAGTCAGACACCGGAATGGTTGGCGAGTGCGTTCCTGAAGAACTTCGAACGTGCCGGTGCAGAAGTAGAAGCAACCAGACAATCACAGGCAAGATATTATTATAACTTGCTCAGCCAGTATGATACCAATTCGAAAGCTGTTGAGTCAGCTGTCCAGTGGGCAATCAACATAGCAAATGATGATAGTCACGGATATGATCAGACGCATCGAGATGGACCAAACTACGATTGTTCGTCCCTTATATGCTGGGCGTATTATCAAGCTGGATTGAATACAAGACCAGGATATACACCTGCTACAGGAACGATGTACAATGTCTTCCTTGCAGCTGGATTTGAGGATGTGACGAGCAGTGTTAACTTAACGACAGGTGAAGGAGTGCAACGCGGAGATGTGCTGCTGAACACGGTCCATCACACCGCTATGTCTATCGGGAATGGACAAGTTGTTAATGCAAGCCAGAATGAGCATGGTGGAGCTACCGGAGGAACGACGGGTGATCAGACTGGAAAAGAAATCTATATAAGGAATTATTATAACTATCCTTGGAACTATGTGCTGAGACTGCCGGGAGGAAGTAGTGGAAATGGAGGAACTACTGAAGCAGAGGGCATATACATAGTCAGATGGATTCCGGGATAAGGAGGGCAAAATGGATACTATAAAAAGAGACGTGTATGTATTACGAAACACGATTAAAACACCAATAGAAGTAACCCAGGGAACGAACATGGTTGGAATAGAATTTTTATTACGGGATTATAACATTCCGGTGACGGCTGCCGCAGTAGTGTATGCATATAATCCGACTATGGAAAAACCACATTCTCAGATGTGCGATGTGACAGATAATGTGATATCATTCACACCGGAGAAAAAATTTTTTGCAATTGGTACAAATGAATTGCAAATAAGAATAATAAGCGGAGATAATGCATTAATATCGTTTAAAGAAAAAGTAAAATGTTTTGATTCGGAAGAATTTCACGATGAAGATGAAGAAGGGCAGCAGACATTAGTAGAAAAAATAATGTCCTATGTCGGCGCAGAAATAGGCACAACAAAGAAAGCTGTTGAAAATGAAATAAGTGATCGGAAAAGTGCTGATACGAAAGAAGCAGAAGCTAGAGAAGCCGCTGATACAAAAGAGAAAGAAGATAGAATATCCGCAATTGAAGAAGAAAAAAAAGGAAGAAATGAAGCGGATAAAGAACTGCAAACAGCACTTGAAAATAATGAAGAAAAAATAAAAGTACTATGTGGAAGAAAAGTTGAATCAGGACGCGCACTGAAACTGTATGGTGCATCCGACAGCCTGGTATATGGATGCTGGGGAGAAGGATTATATTATTATGGTGGATACTATGGCAATGGAGCACCTTCGGATTGGGCTGGAATAATGCTTGTGGCGATAGTCAGAGATTCGAACGGCGATACTAAAACATTTATCAAAACAGCCATAACAGCAGAATGTAAAATATATGTAATGAGACAAGCTGCAGACGGATCCGTGGAACAGAGTTGGAAAGAGATGTAAAAGAGGAACAAAAATGAGAACATTACAGTTTAAAGTAGCTGGTCAGAAATTAAGTAAAGACGGAGACTTTTCCGGATTAATTGCTGGTACGAAAGGCTATCTGTACACAGCATATAACTTCGACGGAGAATGGGACGGTTGCAAGAAAGCAGCCGTCTTCGTCAGGTACGACAAAGAATATCCCGTACCGATCATAAACAGCAGATGTGCCGTACCAGATGAAATTACTGGATGCAAACGATGGAAAGTATATCTGGTCGGCGTGAAAGACGGATACAGGATTACGACAAATGAAGTGGAGGTGAGGCAGTAATGACATTGGAAGAAGCATTAGAAGCATCCGGAGCCGAACCGGTTAACGACATATTCCAAATTAACCCGGAGAACAGGACAATCACAGTACCAGAGTCAGAAAAGATATTCGGTGTATCACATGACGGAAACACTGAAAGAAAACATTTCCGTTGTCCAAAAATCGTAGGAGATAACATCGATCTGTCTACCATGCATCTGTACATCAATTACCAGAATGCCAACGGGAAGAAGTATCCTTATCTGGTAGAGGACGTACAGACGGACGGTGACTATATAACGTTTTCATGGCTGATCGGTCCTGATGTAGTTGCGTACAAAGGGCAGGTTAAGTTCATTGTGTGCGCAAAGAAAGCCGATAGTTCCGGAAATCTTGTGAACGAATGGAATACTACTCTTGCAGAAGGTACCGTACTGGAAGGTCTGGAAGCTACAGATGAGGTGGTGGAACGAAATCCGGATATCATCGAACAGATCTTAACCAGATTGAATAGCATAACAGAACCAGTTACACAAGAATCATCTGCGAAAAGGATCACAAGAATTACTGATGGTGGGAAAGAAGAAGTTGCAGCTGCAGTAAGTTTTGTTGATGATGATTGTCGCTCGGCAACATATACCACGCTATTTCCACTAATCAAAGAGTTGGATATTCCATATACGTTAGCTTGTCCTCCGGGGAAAATAGGTGCGGATTTGTACATGACACGGGAACAATTATTGGAAATGTATAATCACGGCGTAACAATATCATGTCACACATGGGCAGAAACGAACATGGATACTTTGTCCAAAGAGCAGTTGAAAGAAAATTTAGAAAAGTGTGTAGAAAAATACAGAGAATGGGGAATAACAGATGTTAATTCCTATGCTTATACTCAGGGGAAATATTCAGCGGATAACATGTCGGTGGTAAAAAAGTATTTTGATATGGGATTTTTAGTCGATAAAGGTATCAATACCGCTCCTTATGAGTCATATTATATGCGCCGTGTTGGATTGTTCCCGACAGACGGAAGTTTCTCTCTTTCTGATGCAAAAATATACGTGGATAAATTGTTAACATCTGGTGGATGGTTAATCTTCATGACGCATTGTTGGACAAGTACTTTTAATGCCACAGAGTTTAAAGAACTTGTAAGTTACATTAAAGGGAAAAGTGTTCAGATTATTGATGTGAACGAAATGATAGAAAAGACAGGAAATGTCGTTGATATTGGGTATTACAAAAAGGATGATTTGAACACCGGAAAGCACTATTTTATCGTTGATTCTACTGGAAAAATCTGGACTGATCAGTTTTCCTCTGATACAGGAGAGAAAATAGAAACGATAGAACTTACTATCATGACAAGTTATGAGATTGGAAAAGAAACATCAAGTTCCTATAAAGGGAAATTGCTACCTCTGACTAGCACGAATACGAAGTTTAAAGTGTGTGAACCTGTAGATGTTACAGATTGTTTGGAAGTTTTAATCACTGGTTGGAGTTACAGTGGATATGGAATCTATTCATTTTTGGATGAGAGTGGAGAATGTATATCTGCAAAGTGGTCAACAAAATCTATATCCGAAGGCGGAGATCCAGTAAAAGAAGAAAGAGTAAAAGTACCGGCCGGGGCAAAAACGCTCATAATCGCAGGACATTCCGATTATCTTCTGCCGGCATTATCGAAAGTGAGGCAGTGAAACTGAAAGAGATCAGAGCGGGACCTTAACGGGTCTTATTTTTATGCAATTTTATAATAAGAAGAAAGAAATGAGGTACATGAAAATGGAACAGGCAAATTATATCAAAGCGATTTTCACGGCGGTATTCGCCTTTTTATCGGCACTCCTGGGTGTGCTGGCAGTGCCGGTGATCTTGCTGGTGGCATGCAATTTAATTGACTACATGACCGGTCTTATGGCCAGCAAGTACAGAGCAGAGGATATCAACTCGTATAAGAGCATCAGGGGAATCTTTAAGAAAGTATCCATGTGGCTGCTGGTAGTTGTCGGAGCAATTATAGATGAAATGTTACTGTATGCATCTACAACAATTGGGTGGAAATCACCAGTAGCATTCTTAGTGGCATGTGTGGTAGCAATGTGGCTGATCTGCAATGAGATTATTTCAATCTTGGAAAACATTCAAGATATGGGCGTAAAGATTCCAGCATTCTTACAGCCGCTGGTCAAGCACATCCGATCACAGGTAGAGGAACAGATTAATATAGATAGAGTAGAGGATAAGGATTCAGAGGGCGAATAATCGTCCTCTTACATAATATATAGCATATATGTGCGATGTCGCACAGGAAGGAGCAATATAACATGGCACACATTTTTTTGATCGCGGGACACGGAGCAGGAGATTCCGGAGCTGTAGGGAATGGATACACAGAAGCAGAGAGAGTTAGAGCACTTGCCAAAAAAATGGCAGAACTTGGAAGAGGCAATGTAACGCTTGCGGATGTTAATAGAAACTGGTACGCAGACAAGGGAATCAGTTCCCTGAATATTTCGAAAGACTGGCAGATTGTGGAGCTGCACATGGACAGCACAGCGGCAACTGCAAGAGGTGGTCACATCATCATTAAGGAAGGACCGGTAGCAGATGGATACGATAATGCACTGGCAAGCTTTATATCTACAATGTTCCCAGGACGTGAACAGAGCATTGTTCCACGTGCTGATCTGGCGAATGCAAATAGAGCATATCGGAAAGGATATGGATACCGTCTGGTAGAGTGTGGATTCATTACATCTTCTACAGATATAAAAATATTTAATGAACAGCTGGATGATCTTGCAATAGGTATCCTTAGTGCTTTTGGAGTACACGCAGAACCGTCATATGGTCTCGGAGAGCCAGTGTTTAAGAAAAACAAAGAGACACTGGACATCGGATTCAACTTTTCACTTCCAACCAAAGAAGGTCGTTTTAAGTGGCTCTTATATGATCTGCAGAAACAGGAATGGAGCACATTGGTAGAATGGACAGCATCCAACTGGATCACGCTTGCCATCGACAAGGCACAGTATCTGGTACAGTGCCAGCTGTATGACCTTAACAGCAAGTTAGTAGATACCAAGACGATCGGCACAGATGCCGGTACAGGAACGGTTATTACCGGAACATATGCCGGATGGAGAGGAAAAGAAATCCTGATCGGTTGCACGACCAATAATCCGGATACAAAAATTAAAATGAAACTCTACAACACAAAAACAAAACAGTGGTTCGCACAGTATGACGGCCAGTGGGCAAGCTTCACACCAGACGCAAATACGCATTATGTAGTAAGATATGAGGCATACAAGGACGGAAGACTTCTGGACTACAGGGCAGTAGGAATTTAGTTGGAAAGACATATGGAATAATTGGAAGAAACTGGTAGCAGTTTTAGGGACTACAGTAGATAATTTACTTAAGGAATAAAAAACGATTTGTCCCACGAATGTCCCATACAGAGAATCTGAGTAAAAGTAAAAGCCGGAAACCCTTGAGTTCCCGGCATTCTTACGATTAAGTTCAATGCGGATAGTGGGACTTGAACCCA